CCCCAACTTATCAGAATTGCGTTGATATTCGGCGGTCGCGTCGGTTACGGTCTGCGGCGGCTCTAATCCGTCTGTACGGAATTTTTGTAAACCCTGTAAAAGCCAGTTAAATATACCGCTTATATTATCCGGCGTTATTAATTTATCTTTTAAAGTTTTATCCTGCTCTGCGGGCGTAAAATGTCTGTCAAAAGTTATTACGTTAATCCTACCCGATTTAAAAAGGGTTTCGTCTGTTATAAGAGGTAAAAAGTTTGTGTTTATAAATAACTTAAATTTTGGTCTGAAAGTAAATTCGCGTTCGTAGATATTCCGTGCTGTTATCGGGTCGCGCCCTAACATATTTTTTAATAAAGCAACGTCAAAAATCATTCGTTTCGGCGGCTCGCTTGCGTTTAAGAACCGGCAACCGTCAAGCCGTGCAATATCCCCGCTCGCCTGTCGGCTGTCAGCGTTTTTCTTTAATGCCAAAGTTTCCGGTCTCATATCCAGCGAATATCCGCCGTGTTCTCCCATGACATACATTATTGTTGACATCAGCGTTGATTTGCCGTTTCGGGTAGTCGCGCCGTAAAGAATAAAACAAGTTTCGTAATTCGTTTCGGCGGTCAGGGAATAACCTAATGATTTTTGTAAATACTCTATTTTTTCAGCGTCGCCCTGCATAACTTCATTTATAAAACTGTCGAATAACGGGGCTGTGGCGTTCGGGTCGTAATATACATTACTTATTTTAGTTAAAAGGTTATTGGAATTGTGCGGAGTAAATTCAAGCGTCTTTAAATTAAAAGTTCCGTTTTGACAATTAAATAAATCGTTATTGCTATCAAAATCATCTCTGAAAACAGCGCATAAATTTTCAGCGTCCTCTAAAATAATTTTTCTTTGGCTTGCTTTGCCTAACGTAAGAATATATTTTAAGTAACTCTCTTTTTTCTCTATATCTTGTATAGTAGTAGAATAGTTTAATAAATTATCGTAAAGTTTTTCAAACTGCTGTAAGGCTTTCGCGCTCCCCGTGTCCTCAATCCATTTTTTACCGTCGTATGTAAACCATGCTTTCGCTGTATAATTGTATCTGTAATAGTCGCGGAAAATATCGGCAAATAAACGGCTTGAACCTAAATCATTTTTATAATAATTTTCATGCGGCTGTAATTCAATTAGTTTGTCAAGTAACTTTTTGTTTTTCGGGGCTTTACTTTTTATGTCGTTATCCCGCTTTTCTTGCTTTTTTTGTTTATATTCCCGTTTCTGTTTCTCTTGGTCTTGTTTCATAATATCATATATAAAATATTCCCGCGCCGCTTTTCTGTCAAGATTTCGCGTCTGTTCAAGATAATTTATAATATTGCCGCCAGTACCGTTTGCCGAACTGTGGCATTTATATAAATTCTTTTCAACATCAATATAAAAATCGTCTTGATGTCCGCATACGGGACAGGGATTAAATAAAAAATCTTTTCCGTGCTTTTTCCCCTCTATGCCTGTGATATGCTCTACATAAGATAATAAATCGAATGTTTTAATAGCGTCTGTTAAATCAAAATCATTTCCGGCTTTGGTTTTGGGTGTAAATTCTTTGACGTTCGCGCCGATGCGTTCCGGCGGCTCTATATTTTCGGGGATTATTATTTCTGTTGTCCTGTCATATATCGACGTTGCAAGCCCTTTGTCAGTACCGTAATAAAAACGGTCAAGGTTATGACAGCTTTGGTCGGCTTGCGGAAATAATGATATAAAATATTGATTTAAACGTCGGGCTTCGTCGGGGTCTGTTATTGGCTCGGATAAAATGCACACTATCCGAAACTTCGGAATATTAGTAGAATGACTGAATGAATAATAAATAAAGCTGTAATATATGCTGTGTGCTTCCAGTACGCTTATAGCGTTTTCAACTGTCATAATATCAATGTCGGCGCGGTCGTTATCAATATCTACTACTGCAAGCCCTTGACTTTGAAAGTCTTGTTCTTTTGCTCCTGTCAACGCTGCTGTAGTAAATGAAAAGCCCTGTGTGATAAAATCGCTTAATTTTTTGGCATTTACCTCTAAAATACGGCTTTTTGTCTTTGTTCGATTTACTATCGCACCTGTCGCTTTTTTTGCCGATACTTTGTCTTTATAAGAAATATTATCAATATTACAACAAAAAGTGTTGACAAAATTCGTGTCCTGTGATATAGTTTGCTTATAAGGGTTTTTATAATCATTGTTTTCCTGCCCGTCGAAGTGCAAATTCGCGGGCGGGATTTTGCTTTTTTCTGCCATTTGTGCCATAATTTACCTCTCTTCTTTCTTAAATATAATTTTATTCTGCTGTTTTTATTGGTTTTTTGTCAATTATTTTTGACTTCCTTTTCTTGCGAAATCTGGTTTTTCGTTAAAATTATCGAATATAAAATCACGTAAAATTTTTTTGTATTCATCATCTGTTACATCTTTTTTTTGCATTTTGTCTAATGTTGAATTTATTGCGTCTTTTACATATTGTGGCGTCGTTTCTTCAATATATTTAAAATCACGTAATTTTATATAGTTATAAATGTCAGTAAGTAAAAAAATTGGATATGCTTCCATTATTTCATCAAAACGCATTTCGTCTAATTTTTTCCTTTTGTATTCAAGTTCATTTTCAAAATTTTCTTCAGCTCTTTTAATGTTATTTAAGTATTCTTGATATAGCTTAAATACTGCTTTATCATCTTGAAATAGTTGAATTAAAAAGGCTTGATTTGCTATCATACTGCTTATTGTTTTATTTATTGACACATTTGCTCTTTTGCCTAATTTTTCAATAAATGCCCATTCTACATCAGTTAAATAAATAGATTTTCTCGAACTTGGACGCTTTTTATTTTTTGCCATGTTTTCCTCCTAAATATAATTTGGTTCAAAATGGTTCAATTTAATCTAATAATATTTTACCATATTTTTATAATTCTGTCAAGCGTTTTTAGAAATAACTTGAAAAATTTTTCCATTCAGTATATAATAAAATAAAACAGAGTATAGGGGATATTATGAAAACGATTGCAGAATTAGCCGCTGAAATCGGCGTATCAAAACAGGCGATACACCAAAAAATAAAGCAAGAGCCATTGTCAACTGATTTACGTCAATTTACGTCAATGGACGGCAATACATTGACGGTTGACGAAAGCGGGGAAAACCTGATAAAATCGGCGTTTTCTAATGTGAAAGTGACAGTTTCAACGACCGATAAATTAATTGAAAGTATGCAGTCTCAAATTGATTTACTCACCGCCCAAAATGAAAAACTTCTTGAACAGTTAAATTCCGAACACGAACACAGCCGAGAACAAACGGATAAAATTATATCCTTGACTGAACGGCTTGCAATGCTGACCGAGAACGCGCAAAAATTACAAGCCGCTCAATTAACAGATGGTAGCAGTAAAAAGCCTGGATTGTTTTCCCGATTATTTAATAAAAAAGATAAGCAGGAATAAGAAAAAAATATTTAATATTGACAGATTTGAATAAATATGATATAATAAAGCTAACAATATAAAAAGAGAGGGTTCGCAACACCCTCTCACGTACACAGAACGGTAACTAAACTCGATTAAACTAAAATAGTATAATGCGAAAATAGACCTTACCTTGCGCGGGCGGGTCTATTTTTTTCTGTTGTTCAATGTAACATAGATAGATATAATTGTCAGTATTATTGAAATAACAGTAAAATGAATTGATAGGATTTCAATCATCGGCACCACTCCTTTCAGAGTTTAGCCTTTGTCCCCCGCCCCGTGTACTTCTTTAATTATACCATAAGTAAAAATAAAAGTCAAACTAAAAATTTTCAGAAAAAAGAATGACAAATTATAAGAAAAATAAGGGTGCGGGAAAATCCCGCATTTTTTTGTTTGGCTATACAAACAGGAAGCTTGCAAATTCTAAATCCTTACGCGGTTTATCTGTCAAAAAATTATTTAAATTAAGGTTTCAGCAGACGGGACGGCTAAAAAATTGCGTGTGATATATCACGCGCCCAGCTTGCCAAAGTACAAAATACCCCTGCCCAAAGTACAAAATACCCCTGCGGGATATTTCCACGCAGAGGTATTTTTGGAAAAAAGTAAAGTAATATATGGCAACAACTTTATATAATACGGTTGGCAAAACCGTTTTATATCTAAATAAAATTAGCGCGTTTGTAGATAGCAAGGTCACGCGCAAACACAGACTGCCAGCGCGCCGGAACGCCGTCCGAAGTGACAGCTCTTGAATAGGAATGTAATCCGGCAACGTTCTCCGACGTATAATCATACGGTTGTACTTTCTGCGTATAATCGTATATTCTTATAGCGAGTTCAAGAAAAGCGTCGGGATAATTTCTTATTCCGTTAGGGTCGTTTGCCGGATTGAAATAATTATTACAATGCCGTTCTATCTCATATAATATTGAAGTCGGCGCATCCATTATTCAACCCCCGCGACAGCGTGTTCAATAGCGACAAGTTTATCATAGTCTTCTATAGCGATTATAAAATGACAGTCGCTTCCTATAATCGTTCTTTTATATAACATCTCACGTTGCTGTTCAACGGCAACATCACGCTTCATAAATGCGGTGAATACCTGCGGCGTAAGAACGTAAGAACGCGTATCGGTGAGTTTATTTGATATAACAACATTACAGCCTGCGATAGCTCCGACAACGCCGGTTGTTAATACCGTGTCCCCTAATTGTGTTTGTCTGTCTATGAAACGCGGATTTTTTCTCAATCCCTTAGCCGTAGTATGATTTACAAGTAAGAACGCGGCAATGCCCTGTTCCTGATTTTCGACGGGCATTAAATCGTAAGCGTCAATAATAGTATCGTAGTCAAGCGGTGTTTCTACTGTTAAGACGTGTCCTATTGACGGTGTAATATTTGCAAGTAATTCTACAGCGTCGCTGTCCATTTTATCCTGGATAGAAAGTCTCAACTGTCTTGTAGCTTCCCCTACAGGGTCGCCGAAACCAGAAAGAACGGCTTCATCAGTTAAATTTACATTCTTTACGGCTTTTTTCACAGTATAAGAAATATCCTCTGTAGCCATTTGCGTAACTTCACCCTGCTCGTTTTCGGGTAAGTCCTGCGCTTCGCCGATATATTTCCATGTAGGAACGGTTATGGTATCTCCGGCACGTCCCGTGAGTGTTTTATCTACTTTGAAAAATTGTGTCGCTCTTAATTTCTTTTCCAACTCGGCGGCAATCATATCCGCCATAACCTGCGGATTTATTAATTCCTGTAATAATGTTACGTTATCCATATCTTAAAATTTCCCCTTTGCTAATTCATTATATTTTTGTGGATTTGATTTAAATAAATTCAGACGTTCTTTATAAGTCATTTTTTCAAACTTTGCCTTTTCCTGCTCTGTTGAATTGACGGTGTTCGCTTTCGGCGGCGTTCCCTGCAATGCTTTTTGTATTCCCTTTTGAATTTCAGTTTCTATGTATGATTTAATTGTGGGATTTTCAAAATCAATTTTGCCGTTTTCTTGTGTAGTTTCATTGTCGTTCGTGCCGATGGGCGCGGTCGGTGTTGTTTCTTCTGTGTTGGTTATGTTGTTATCGTTCATGTAATCACCTCGTTAAACTTAATGCCGGTAAAATTTCTTCCGGCGTTCTTATATCATTTTGGAAATCAATCCCCGTATCTAAAGTACCGCCGCCGCGTTCGTAATCCTCTACTAACGCTTTTTTTAATTCCGCCTGCGCTTCTTCCGGCGTCATATTGCTGTATTTCATTAAAAACCGTTCACGGCTCATAATTCCTTTATCAATAAGCTGTATATCGACCTGCATTTCTTTCAATCTATCTTCTGTCAGCATTATAAAATTACGTTCAAAATTCACTTTAACGTCGGTATAATTGCCGATATTTTTGTCAGTTAAACGCAAAATATTATATAACAGTTCAAGTTTACGCTGTATGCCGCGCATTACAATACGTTCCTGCTTATTCGCTTTTATTTCAGTCCCTACCAGCTTGAATTTTAACGCCACGCCGGACGCGCCGAAACTACCTAAATTTTCAATGTCAGGAACACAGCCTAATTCTCTGATTTTTGCGGTTATATTCTCTTTCAGCTCTCTTGTATGCTCATTATTTACATTTTTTATTAACCATTCCGCATTACTGTCCGCGTCCAGTAGTAAAACCCTGTCGCGCTTCATTTTTGCAATATCGTCCGTTGTCGTTGCCTGTAATCCGCGTAAAACAAGATATGCATCAACAAAACTCTCGAAATCGTTCAATTCGTCCGATACCAGCTTGTTTAGAGCGTTCTGCAATGGGATAATTCCCTCAAATGTTCCGATAAATTCGTTGTCGTTTGGGTACATAATCGCCGGAACGTCGTTAAAATAGTGCGGCACCGCTTCCCCTGAAACTCTTAATTCACCCACAGACAATGATAAATCATACTGCGTATAATCTTTATCGGTGTAAACTATGACGTTATAACTGTCATAATTATCGGCAAATGCGTTCTCTTTGGGATATACGCGGATAAAAGCGGTTATATTTTCCTCAATAGTATCGTCAAGTATAAAAATACTCTCTCGCGGGTCAATCCCCGTAAATCTCGCTATTCCGTCCGCGTCCGTATAGAATAATTCACAGCCTAAACCGAAAATATTCATTTGCAATACTATATTCTGTGTTTCTTCTGCGTTATCATTATAATTTAGATTATCAAGTATAATCTGCGGCGCGTCAAACTTCACAGGAACGCCCACCAGATACGCAGTAAGAAAATCAGCTATATTTTTACAATAATTAACAACAACTTTATTGTTCGGTTTTGTCGGGTCGTCGTAGGTTCTCAATAAAATATCTTGTTTACCCGTGTAATAATCCTGTAAACGCTGTAGTCTGTGGTTCGTTTCAAGTTTTTTTCTTACAGCTTTTACAATCAAAGTATTGTCAAGCGGTTCAGCAGTTTTTATAATCATATATTAAAATCCTTTTTGCTCATGCTCTTAACTTTAACCTGTTTTCTTACAGGTTCGCACCCGTAAATTAACGCTTTTACGCAATCGTCGTTGTATTTTACAGGCTCGTCCGTATATTCCCCCGAAATAGGGTCTTTACGCCACTTATAAGCCTGTATTTCCTTTTGTATGCCCTGACAACGCCCGTCTATATATATCCGTCTGTTTTTAAGCCAGTTTATTTGATTTGAGATAGAATTTTTCTCTTTACTCACAGGATAAGCCTTATATCCGGCTTTTTTGAAATCTTTTATGCGGTCCGGCTCGGCACTATCGCAAAACATCAAAACATTTTTCGGCATTTGCGCTCTGTTGCACAGCTCTATTATTTCTGTGGTTGTTTTGCCCGTTACAACTATTTCCCGTATTACATACGGTTCGCCGTCATACCAACCGATAAGTACCGTCACGTGACTGTGATTAAATCCGAAATCCGTTCCGAGAGTGAATTGTTCAAATTCTTTATCTTTGTAATCCCCTATTGTTACGTTCGGGAATACAAGTCCGCCGACCTCTCCCCAGTTACCAAGTCCGTACACTTCGTAACCCTCTGGGTCAAGCTCTTTACGCCTCAACATTCGCGCTTTATATTCAATGTCGATATATTTGTTGTCAAGATATGTCGATTTGTGTTTGAATATATCCTTGCTTTCGTAATCCCACAGTTGAGTTTTTATCCAATGGCTTGAATTTATAGGATTAAAAGTAAGCGTTATTTGATAATAATGTTCGTCCGGCAATTTACCCCTTAATCTATCGTCTATAACGTCAAAATCGCTGTCTTTTAGCTCTGTGGCTTCTTCTATCCATACCCATACTATTTTTCCAGTAGAAACACTAACAGACTTTAGACGTTCTATTGCCCGTTGGTCTGAACAGCCCCGAAATATAATTGAATTGCCATTTATTTTATTACGAATAGTAAGCGGATTTAATTTACTGTCCCATATTTCATTTAATCCAAGTTTGTCAATCGCCCCCGTGAGTTCTGCGAACGTACTATTTAAATGGGATACTTCAACGCCGCGCACTACAAGCAGACTACAACCGGAATATTGCGGGTCTGATAGCTTTACAATGTAATCCATTGCAACATTGACGCTTTTCCCGCTTCCCGCACTACCTAACATCACTCTGTATCTGTGGCGGCTCTCGTTTGCCGATTGAAATATTTTATTAAATATTGCGTTACTCATATGTTACCGTTATTTTTATATCTTTATTATCCGTATTTAATAATTCTGTCAGATGTGCGCGGTCAAATACTTCTTTTATTGCCGCTATCTGGACGCTCGCTTGTACAGTATCATCTTTTAACATATCCGTAAGCCGTTTAACTGCAAGCGGAATTAACTCTACAATTTGCGCGTTTTGTCGCTCGTAGAATATCTTTTTAAATTCGTCGTTATTCCGTACAGCTCTAACCGTTTCAAGTGAACAATTAAGCTGTTGGGCGGTATCAGCCGCACTTACACCCTGCGACCAGAGTTCTATAATATCCATATTTAAAACAGTTACTACTTTACCTTTTGCAACTCCCATATTAAACGCCTCTATTTTTTTGTGGAATTAGTTTCTATACATAATTATACCATAAAATCATAAGTTTGTCAAGCTAATTCCGCAAAATAATTGTTTTACAGAATTGAACTGCACAGATAAGTCCCGTTTTACGCCAAAATTATTTTTTGCATAAGAAAAAGGCTCTTTTATGCAGTTTTTACGTGGCTCTTGCATACATATTCATGTATTTTTATTCAGAGTTTTGTGCTAATTCCACTTTTCGGATTTTCATTTTTTCAACGTCAACGCCGGACGGCAATAAGCCCCCCGTCAAATAGGCTTTGGTTCTGCTTTCCTTTTGATTTTTCTACCTCTTTTTTTTAAATGTGCAAAATGTGCAAAACTTTTGAGAAGTTTTTTTTATTTCTCTCGTATATACTTTACATACGAAATGCACATTTTGCACAAGAAAATATTACCAGTAAAAAAGCCCCGTTTTATGGGGGCTTTGTGATTTTATTAAAATCCGGGAAATGGTAGGTCTGTTTTTATTTCCTCTATTTTATTGTATTTTTGCGGTGGCGGTTCGGGTATAGGCGGCGTATCTTCTAAATTATCCATTATTTTATACCCATGTATGATGTTTTTTATTGTTTTACTGTCAACCGTTCCTTGATTTGAAAATATATTTTTTGTTTTGAGTTCGTCAAAGAAATTCGCTTTGTTTTCTGTGCCGTAACCGTTTATATCACACCATTTTTTATAAATATCGTAAACCGTTCCGGCAGAACAGTTATCATCAAAAGATTTTTCTAAACATTCTTCTATAAATCGCCCCAACTTATCAGAATTGCGTTGATATTCGGCGGTCGCGTCGGTTACGGTCTGCGGCGGCTCTAATCCGTCTGTACGGAATTTTTGTAAACCCTGTAAA